CCCGCGCGGGCGCCGTCCGGGCAGCGCCACTTCACGGGCGAACAGCGCCCGCTGCACCTGCACCACCAGGTCGGCGCAGTCGCACGCGGCTTCGTCATAGGGAATGCCCACCCATCGCTCGACGTCGACCAGGCGCATCAGAAGATCCCTGGCAACGTGAACGGATTGGCGTGCAGCAGCACGGCCTGCTGGCGCATCAGGAAATCGACGCCACACTGGGCGCTGACCGTGCGCGTGTTGACCGATACCTGGGTCATCGGCAGGTCGTACTCGGCCTCGATGGCATCCGGGTTGGCACGGTCGGTCAGCATCAACCGGGCGGTCACCATCTCGCCCGGGGCCAGTGCTTCCAGGTCTTCGGTGAGTGCGCGGCCGATATTGTCGATCACCAGCTGCGCACGCGGAGCCTGCCCGCTGACGTCGTCGGGAAGCTGAAAGCCGAATGGCGCGGCGATGAACTCGCTGCCATTGCTGGTCCAGTTCACGTTGTCGTTGACGATCCGCAGTACTTCCGGCATCGATGGCGCCGACACTTCCAGCAGCATCAGCGGCCCCTGGGTATCGGCCAAGCGCTGGCGACGTTCATGGAACGAGCTCATCGCATGTACTCCAGCACCAGATCACGCTTGGAGAAACGGAACTGGGTATTGAGCGGCACCAGGCGGCCGATCCCCTGCGGAAAGCGGGCGCTGATCGGCTGCCCGGTCCGTGGGTGCTCCATCGTGAACCAGCCGACACGACCGACATCGCGCAGGTACCACTCCTCGAACGCCTCGGCGTCGGCCGCACTGCGGAACTGCACCGAGGCGTACACATTCTTCATCACCCGGCTGTTGAGCGCGCGCATCTTGCTCGGCCCGCGCTCCATGTCGGTCCGCTCTTCGGACGCGACGATCTCCTCGCCATAGTCGGCGAAACGAATCTCTGCATACTCTGGCCAACTGCTCATCCCACTGCCTCCGTCCATCCATATCGGGCCCGTCCAATGGCGCCCAGCTCGCCACCGTTGAGGCTGTCGCCCACGATGTCGATCACCAGTCGCCGCACTTCGCTGCCATCTGGCATGCGCTGGCGTTCTTCCCGGGTGTTGACCCGGCCTTCGCCGTAGTTGTTGATTTCCACGTTCATCCCACCCTCGCCGGCACGGGCGATCGGCACCTGCACATAGCCTCCGCTTTCGCCGCCGCCCAGGCCGTTGCCGGTTCGCAGCGACGTGCGCAGAGCAAAGAATGCCGATGGGCCGCCGAGTGCCGCCATGTCCTCCTGGCTGAGTACACCTTCACCCTTGTGGACGATGCCGGCCGGTTCGTACTTGCCGCCCGGGCCTGTGTAACCGCCGATGGAAAAGCCGGTGATCTTCGGCCCGAACAACTGCCCGACCGACCTGATCAGTCCACTGACCATCTGTTTGGCTGCCAAGCGCGCCAGATCGGCGATGATCGAGTCGGCCAGGTCGGAGAAGGACAGCTTGCCGGTCTGGGCAAACTTGACCAGGCCTTCTTCCAGCCCCCCCAGGGCATTGCTGAACACGCCGTGGCTCAGCTCGGCAGCGTTGGCGGCAGCGTCGGCGTAGTCCTCGAAGGCCCGCATCGCGCCGTTCTTCCAATCGGACTGGTATGCCTTCTTGCTCTCCTGGAACGCGGCCTTGCGTTGCAGGGACTGCTCATGGAACGCATCGAGCTCGGCCAGCAGGGTCCTGTAGCGCTCCGATTCGATGACCTTGCCGTCTTCACTGCGCGACTCGTCGTCCAACGCACGCTTTCGGTTGTCGCGGTCCTCATCCAGCGCGGAACGGCGTTGCATGCGATCCACGCTCGCTGCGCCATGGCCGATGCCGAACAGTTCCTGGTCGTTGCCGCGCTGCTGTGCCTGCGCCGCCTGCTGGAGCTCCCGCTGCAGCTTCAGCAGGTCCTGCTGGGCCTTCTTCGACGCTTCAGCAGCTGCCGCCTCCTTGGCCAGGGCCACCGCTGCAACCAGCGAGGCCTTCACCCGCAGTTGCTTCTGCTCGCCGAGTTTCTTCTCGGCATGCTCCATCTCGTCAAGGAGGGTGACTTGCAGCTTTTCCGTCTCTGTCATCCCCTCTTTCAGCTTCTGGCGCACTCGGTCCTGGGCCATCTGCTTCTCGATGCGATCCATCAGTGCTGCGTACGCATCGGCCTGTTCATTCACGCCTCTGACCGACTGCTGGGCTGCCTGCTGCTGTTCGCGGAACTGGGCCTTGCGTTCGATGTCGGCCTTCTTGCGTGCGGCGTCCCTGTTGAACTCGGCGCGCTGGGCCGGGTCCATCTTGTCCGGCCCGCCGTTGGCATTTATTTCCGCACCGCGTTCAGCCAACCATGCCGCGTACTCGCCACGGGTTAGACGGATCCACTCGACCTCGTCTCGCCACGCTTCTCCGCGCATGCCACCGAGCATGCCCGAGATCGCCGAACCGGCCTGCAGTGCCTCCCAGCGCGTCAAGCCTACCTCTGCCTTGAGCTGGACCAACGTCTGGATGTCGAGATTGTTGATGGCGTCCTGGACCCTCTTGAACAGCTCTGGATCCATTGAGCCACGGATCTGTTCCTGCAGCTCCTGGAACTGGCGCCGCACCGGATCGGTCTTGCCTTCAAACTCCTTCAAGGCGTCCTGCGCGGCCTTCAGCCCTGCGTAGTCGGCCCCCGCGCTCATGCCGGCGCCCTCCCGCCCCGACTGCTGGCCATAGGCGACGCGCCCTTCCCAATGGGTGACGGCCCCCTCCAGCGCGCGCTTGCGCGCTTCGAGCTCGCGCATGGCCTTTGCCTGCTCATGCAGCGAAGCGACGGCGACATCCATCGGCATGCTGCGATCCCGCAGACCCTTGCCGACTTCATCCATTGTGAACGACATCAGCTTCAGCGATTGCATCTGTTCATTGAACTCGGCGCGGGCACGTTCGGATGCCTTGACCATGTCCATGTACGCTTCGCCGAGCTTCTGCACCGACGCGATGGCGATGCCCCATGGGCCGCCTGCAGCAGTCAGCAGGCCGTTGCCAAGCTCCTTCACGCCGCTGCGGAGTACATCTTCCCCGCCTTTTGCGCTTGCCCCTGCCTTTGCCGCCGCGCCTTCAGGTGCGGCATGCACGCGCGCCAGCGCGGCTGCCGTCCGCTCGGCCTCCGCCCGCATTGTCTTGAGATTCTGCGTTGCCAGGCGGCTGGCCTCCGCCATTGCGTTACGGAAGCCCGTCGTATTGACCCGCAGTACTACGTCTAGATTCTGGTTAGTGGACGCCATATGCGTTCCTCCAAGAATGATGAGGGGCCCCGCAGGGCCCCAGGTTCGATTGCATGCCACACCTCGGAGAAGCAATGCCCTGCCCCGCCTGGGATCACGGCGCAGCGTTGCGGCGCGATGCGCTGCCGAACATCTCCAGCAGCTGCTGCGAGCGTTCCTTGGCAGCCTTCTCCGGCGAGGCGCGCGGCCGCACCAGCAGGAAGTCCTCGGCCGTGGTCGCGTTGCCATGCACCTGGGCCAGCACACTGGTCAGCTGCGCAAGCATCCCCTGCAGTGGCTGATCCATCGGTTCCAGCCGTGCGAACGCGTACATCTCCGAGAGCTGGCGGGACGTCACTCCCGCCAACAGGTGGTCCGGATGCGGGAGGCCCAGCCTCCACGCGATCCGGAACTGAAGCCGGCGCTCAGGCCGGCGGATCAGTTTTTTTCCAGCTCTCCCACGGCCGCATCGCCGAGCGCATTGAGCGTCTGCGCGACACGGAACACGCGATCCAGCGCCGCCGCCGATTTCGCGCCCAGCTGGGCCACCTCATGGTCGGAGAACAGGCGCGCCCCCATTTCATCGACCAGGCACAGGCCGACGAAGCGCGCACGGAAGTCATCCACCTTGGGCGTATCACCGCCGTAGGTCTCCTGCTCCCAGCGGTCACGGTCGCTGGCCGACATCATCGCCACACGCACATTGCCGCCCCATTCGGGCACGGCGATGTCCTCATGGCGGCGATCCTGCGCATCCAGGATCTGCTGCTTGCCCAGCAGCAT